CGGTGGTCGCCGTATCACTAAAAAAGATACCCGTCATCGCCTACAGCGTGGACACCGGCGACCTCGCCCCGGACGGCCGAACCTGGATCGCGGACGGGTGGCCGCCATTCCCGGCCGGTATCGATTTCTACGTCAGCGGCGACTTCGGTTGGCGCACGACTCCCGCCCCCGTGGTCGACGCGGCGGCCCGACTGGCCGCGCTCTACTCCCCCGGCGTTTACACGGCGCAGGCCGATGCCGAGGGCAACCCCACCGGCATACCACCTGCTCCCACCGCACAAGATCAGTCCGACCCGGGTCCACCCCAGCAACGCCAGGGCTCCCCGGCCGATCAGCGCACGACCGGGGATCCGGTGGTGGATGCCTGGCTAGAGCCGTACAAGTCCAACCGTGTGTTGATCTAGGAGAGTCATGGCGACCAGTAAGAGCACGAGCGAGTCCAGCACGAGCACCCCCGCGAGCACGAGTGAGAGCAGTTCGGAGAGCAAGACCGAAGCCAAGTCCACGGCGATCACCGCGGACATGGACACCGACGCGGTACTCGACGCCACCCACGCCCGCACGGTCAACATCAACCGGGACGTCGATGTGGACTGGAATCTGTGGACGGCAAGGATGCCGACCTGATGGCCGTCGTCGACAACGGGCACAACACCAACACCCAGGACCCGGGGCTCAACGACGAACCGTTGCCCGACTGGGATTTCTGGACCGTCCACTTTCCGTGGGACCCCACCGAATCCGACGGCGGCTGGGCACCGGACCCGGTCGTCCCGTAAAGGAGTAGATCATGGTTTGTGTCAAGTGCTACATGGAGTCATCCGGCGCCAAGATGGCCGAAGCCACGGCCGTCGCCGGGGGCGAGTCGCTGTGTGATCAGCACCTGCAAGAGCGGGCCCAAGGTGCGGAAGCGGTGGGCGACGCGTCGCCGGACGTCACGCCCCACCGGGTCTAGATCATGCCCGCGCACGTGACCTGGGAGAACGAACGCCAGTGGCGGGACGCCATCGTGCGCGTCCTGGACGACTGGGATTCCGGGCTGCGCGCCAACGTGGGAGATCTGCTCGACATGGCCGCCGACGAGGCCCGCAAGCGGTGCCCGGTCGACACCGGGCGGTTGCGGCGCGGGATCGAAACCGACGTCGACACCGGTGGAGCACATTCGGATGTCATCGGCGTGCTGTTCGACGATGTGGACTACGCCCCGTTCGTCGAGTTCGGCACCCGGCACATGCGCGCACAGCCGTTCCTGCGGCCCGGTATGGCCATGGCCCAGGCCCGCTACGAACGAGAAATGATCAAGGGTCTGCGATGAGCGCGAGCACCGGCACGGTCAGCAACGCGACCGTTTCCGGGGCGCTCAAGTACGTGATCGAGTCCGCCGGGCTCGGCGTCACCGTGTTCCGCGACCTGGCCCCGCCCAAGGGCCCGCTCCAGCTGGTCGTGATCACCGAAGGGGTGGCGTGGAACGTGGTCCCGTCCGGTGACACCGACGTCGAGGGTGAGCTACGCATCCGCGAACAGGTCCAGGTGGACATCTACCAGGCGTTGCGCAAACCGGACGGCACCCGGGCCGAACAGATCGGGCTCGAAGATCACATCTGTTGGCTCCTGCACCGGACCAAGCTCCCCAGTTGGTTGATCACCTGCTACGGGGTGCAGATCCTGACCCGCTCGGCGCAGGCCAGCGACAACCTACGCCGCACCATCGTGACGGTGCAGATAGATCGACTGCTGGTAGCCCCAGCGGCCTGAGGAGAAGATCATGACCACCACCGAAACTCCGGAGCCCCAAGTGACCACGCCCATCGCCCAACAGGGCATCACCAAGGTGTACGCCGTGCAGCACTGCCAGATCGCATCGGTGCTCACCGATGCCGTCGGGGCGGCAGCCACCTACGGGGAGTGGTTCGACGTCCCGGGAATCAAGTCGCTGGCCCTGTCCGGCGACATGGACACCAAGCAACTCCGCGGCGACAACCGGCTGATCGACCAACAGTCGATCATCACCGGCCTGACCGCGGCCATCGAGAACGCGAAGCTGAGCCTCCAGAATCTGGCCGTGGTGCTCGGCGGCACGGTGGGCACCCGGACCGCGGGCGCCACCTCGGCCTATGCCGGTACCGGGTGGGCGCTGCTCTCCTCGGCGTTCCCCAAGCCGTTCGGCATGCGCGCCATCTCCGCGGCGGCCGACGCGCCCGGCGGGGCGGTGGCGTTCGTGATGAGCAAGTGCTCACTGTCGAGCTTCCCCGAGATCGGGGCGGCCGAAGAGGACTACCAGATGGTGTCCGCGGAGATGAACGTCAACCCGCCCACCGGGACCTCCCCGTGGCTGGACGTGATCATCATGGACAGCTACACGCCCCCGGCGCCCTGGACGCCGGACAGCTCGACCTGATCCTTTCCCGATGGCACCCCTGAGGGCGCGGCTCCCCGTGGCGTCCGCTCCCCTCACCGTGTAAACGGCCGCCGCAACCCGACGCGCCGAATGCACTGATCTAGAGAGGATGTGCCGCATGCCCGGCACCGGCAACGGATCCGGCCAGTGGATCACCATCGGCGACGACAAGTACGAACTGATCTACACGATGCTGAGCCTGGAGAAGATCGAAACCCAGTTCGGCTCCGTCGCCGAGATGCAAAGCATGATCACCAACGACGAGGGTCAGGTGATGCTCGATCGCCCGGTGGTCAAACTCTTGATCGACATCATCCATGCCGGTCTGCTGCACGAGTTCGACGACAACCCCACCGCCCGCAAGGCCATCGCCACCGGCATCCGACCAGCCGACCTGGACACCATCGTGACCGCGTTCACCGCGGCGTTCACCGACGCGTTCGGCGAGCTGGGCGAGAAGGCCATGGCGGGGGAAATGGCCGGACCGACGAACCGGGCGACACGCCGGTCCGCATCCCGTTCGCCCGCTGGTATTACATCGCCATCGTCGTCCTCGGCCGGTCGCAAAAAGAGTGGGAAGAAATGACGCCCCGCCAGTTGCAGACCCTGGCCGAGCTGCACCGCGAGCGCACCGAGGAGGGCTCGGCCCGGCAACCGGTCGCCCCGGCGCAACGCGCGTCTACACAGGGCGGAGCCGGGTGGCTGATGGCGGTGTCCCAGTCTCTGGAGCGCAGCCGACCGAGGGCGCGTGTAAACGCTCCGCCGATGTCCGCCCCGGGCGTGGGGTGAGCTGAGTGGCGCTGCTGCCCGATCTGGTCGGACGCATCCGACTGGACATGTCCGAGCTGAACCGGGCCCAGGGCGAGGCATCCTCGCGCGGCGCGGCCATCGGCTCGGCGCTGGGCACCGCGGTGGGCTCGATGGCCGGGGGGCTACTGGCCGCCGCGGGCGAAAAGGTCCTGACGTTCGTGTCCGGCTCGATCGATGCGTTCGCTCAGCTCGAAGACGCGACCAGTGTTACCGGGATCAAGTTCGGTGACTTCGCTGGGGAGGTCGAGAACTTCGCCACCTCGGCCGACAAGTCGTTCGGGCTGAGCAAGCGGGCGGCCCTGGAGGCGGCCAACACGTTCGGCACCTTCGGCAAGGCGGCCGAACTGACCGGCAAGCCGCTGGCTGACTTCTCCACCCAGATGACCGGGCTCGCGGGCGATATGGCCTCGTTCTCCGGGACCACCCCGGACGAGGCGGTACAGGCGCTGGGGGCGGCGTTCCGCGGGGAGTACGACCCCATCGAGCGCTACGGCGTGTTGATCAACAAGGAGATGGTCAACCAGAAGGCCCTCCAGATGGGCTTGGCCGCGACCAAGGACGAGATCACCAAGGGCGACGAGGTCATGGCGACCCGTCAGTTGATCTTGGAGCAGACCGGGCAGGCGCAGGGCGACTTCGCCCGCACCGGCGACAGCGTGGCCAACTCGCAGAAGCGAGTGTCGGCCGAGACGGAGAACGCTCAAGCCGCGCTGGGGGAGAAACTGGCCCCGGCCTATCTGGTCGTGCTGAACGCGCTCAACCAAGTGATCACCGGGGTTACCGCGTTCATCGATGTGATCGGCAGGG